TTAGGTGGAGGCTTAACAGCAGGAAAAGCATTAACTAGAGAGATGTTAAAGTTTATGGCTAAAGGTAGTTCACACGGTAAAAGCCCTGCAGAAATGTTAAAAATGATGAATCCTAAACACTTTGAAAAATTTCTAAACGATCCTAGACTAATTAATAAGTTTAGTTCAGATACTGGAATCATGGGTTCTGATATGGTTAAAGATATGATTAAAAAAACAAAAACAGATAGAACTGATATGATTGAACAACTTCTTAGTTCTGCAAGAGCTATAAAAAAAAGTGATAACAATATGTTAACTTATAAAAATCAAATAATAGAAGAAATGATAGCTAAAGGTATGGATAGAAAAACTGCTAAAGGGTTTGCAGAAACTCTGGAAAAATCACTCCTGAAAGAGGTTGGACCCAAACAAGCGCCCCCTAAAATAACAGAACAAGGATTAATAGAATTAGAAAACATACAGAAAAATCTATTGACTAAAGACCGTAACCTACACTCAACAGGCGGACTAGCCGCTATGTTAGGAGAATAATGAGTAATACAGTAAAAGAGTATTTTGGATCAAAGGGTTGGCTAACTAAATACGCTAAAGCTGAAGATAGCAGAGGCATGTGGCAAAAGTACGTGGATGAAGTTGAATCGAACAAGGTCCATGAACCACGGACCATGGAACTTGCAGAATTACCAAGATCCGAGTGGGATAACTTTAACACCCCGGACTTGGAACAAACTCCAGATTCCGTTTTACAACCAGGGCAAACCTTAGAAGATGACTTTGATGTAAGCTTTAGAAAACCTAATGCTGACGGCGGCGTTCAACAGTTAGTACAAAACACGGTTGACGGCTCACGGCCCGGGTATCAGGGTAATTATACCAAAGATAAAACAGTGTTAAGTGCTGATGCTATTAAAAAAATAAAACAAAAAATAAAATTACCGGTAGGGCAAAAATGGAATTTTTATGATCCTGAAGGAATACATGGAAAACCTAAACCAAAAGGACATACTTACGGAATTAAAAAATCTGATAATCTTAAATTGTATGATGTCGCTAGAAATGTTGGAAAAGAGGGAAGAGCAGAAACGAAGTTAAAAAAAGCTACAGAAAAATATCTAGAGATAAAAGCAGACCCCGACCTGTTAGCAGAAAAGCAACTGTATGATAGAGAACTATATATGGGTAAAAGAGAACAGGTTTTAGAAGAAGCACAATTTAAATATGCGACGGATAAAAAGTTTAGAGAAGCAAAATTAGAGTATGAAAAAATTCAAAGAATAAAAAACCCTGCAAAGTATAAACAGAAACTAAGTGATTGGTTTGCTAAACATGGAAATTTTCCTCCTGGAAACAATTACAAAGAAAGTGTTTGGCGGGACATGTTTAGATCTTCTCAGAAAAAAGGACAAAAAAGATTTTTACTTGTGAATGAAAAAGGAAAACTTTTAACACCAGATAATTTTCCAAAGTTAGGTGGCAAAGTTAGATGGGATGTTGATGGTGCTTATAAAAAAGTAAGATTTAAAGATTTAGAAACAGGTCAGTATGTAAAATTTGATAATACCATTAAAAAAGAAGGAATGGGATTTGAAAAATATTTAGATCAAAAATCTGTTGGAGGTAAAGGTGCGTATGAAAATGCAGTTAAGGGTTATAAGAATGCAGACGCTTATAAAAATCTAACTTTTAAAAATGCTAAAGGTGAAACCATTAGACTTGGAACATTAATGCAGAGTAAATTAAAAACTAAAACTGATTTTGTAAAAAGTGGAATCAATCTCCAGCACCCAGATTTAGATAATGCGTTTTGGAAAAATGAAGTTTCAACTGCTTCTTCTAATATGAAATTAAGAGATTATGAAAAAACTTTAAATAGCAATCTTAAAGCTTATAAAAACGACCCTATAAAAAGAGCTGAAGCTTTAGCTAAATTTAAAACAAAAATAGAAAAATTACCTGGAGGTATCACTAAAGTTATAGAGGATACTACGTATGGAATTAAACCTACTGCAAAAAGTGTTATCTCAGCGGCAGGAAAAGAATTTGGAGCAACTAGATACAAAAATTTTTCACAACTACAGCCTCAAATAGAAGAAATTTTCAAGAAAAAAGGAATGAAACTTAGAAAAGGTGAAGCAGGATTTATTGCTACTGATATTCTTAAGGATTTTGGAAAAATGGGTTTAAAAGGTGGAAAACTTTTAAAAGGACTTCAGTTACAATATGATGCTTTATTTGAAGGTTTAGTTTATGATTATCATAGAAGATATAAGGGACATGAACCTGAACTAGCAAGAGAATCATTATGGCTACCAAAAATGATAGCAAAGGCGGCTCCGGAGCTTTGGAAAAAAGCGGGGTTCGAACCATTTAAAACAGGAGTATGGGAAGGAACAGAAAAACTTCTTGAAGAAAGACTTATGGGAGAAAATGAATCCGTAAAAAACTATATTGATAATAATAAAAGAATGGGAAAAATAAGTTCCGAATGGAATCGGTTAGACTTCGGTAAAAATCTGGAATCGGACAGAAGACCTGATCTAAGTTATTATGCTAAACCTTTTGACCATCCACGTTTAGATACAATTGTAAATGAACAAAGACGTTTAACAAACCAATATAATCAATTAGACCAATTAAATAAACCTGATGCGCTAACAGGATATCATAGTGCTTATCAAACTGCAAAAGAGAAACAGGATACCAAATATGGTATAAAGGAAATTGAAGCTCATAAAGAAAGAGTGGAAAAACACGGAGGACAAGAGCGTTTTGAAAGAGACCAAGCGAATAAAAGAAAAAAAGCAGTGAAAGATAAGTTTCCTAATTATGACAAAGCTCTAATTGATAAAATATTAAAAACATCGGGTTATGTAATAGATCAAAATATTGCAAAATATAAAAAAGATTTAAAATTTCTAACTAAAGAAGACGTTTCTAATAGAGCTGCACCTGCTTTTCCTCCTGGAGTAAAAGCAAAACCTTTATCAACATATGATACTATTAAGGGTATTTTAAGCGATGAAGATAAGTTAAGATATTATGCAGATAACTTTAGAATGGAAAAAGCAACCGGCGGCAGAGCAGGTTATATGGGTGGTGGCATAATGAATTTAAAGAAAAATAAATGGTAAAAGAAAATCCAACACTTGTAAAAAACATGAAACATGTTAAATGGAAAGA